GGCTCGGAACGACGAGACCATCTCCGAGATTCGTGGCCGGATTGACCGTATCATGGTCAAGAATATACTGGCTCGGAACGACGAGACCATCTCCGAGATTCGTGGCCGGATTGACCGTATCCAGTCTTTTGCCCTGGCTCGCCTGGCGGATGCGACGCTTGCGAAGTAAAGAATAGCGACCTATAATACTTTTGTACGGACGTGAAACTCGCTCACACGGCCAGACCTGGTTTCAGGCTGGCCGTGTTTGTTTTATGAGGCAAGAATGACAGACCCTGTTTCGATTGGCGACCTGGTCCCAGACCCCGAGAATGCCCGGCTTCACAACGAGCGCAACATTGGCCAGATCGTACGCAGTTTGCAGGAAGTGGGGGCGGCTCGCTCCATCGTAATTGACGAGAATAACCAGATCCTGGCTGGAAACGGCGTGGTGGACGCTGCGGGCATTGCGGGCATCGAGGGCTTGCAGATCGTTGACGCTGACGGCAGCACGATTATTGCTGTCCGCCGCAGCGGCCTGACGCCGGCGCAGAAGAAGCGCCTGGCGCTCTGGGACAACCGTACGGCCGAGCTGGCGTTCTGGGATCCTGATCAGCTCATGATCGAGCTTGACCTGGGCAACCTGGGCGGCATGTTTACGAAGTCCGAGCTGGAGCGCCTGGGCGTGGTGAACCGTACGCCCGTTCCTGAGCCTGAGTTCGACCGGGCTGATGAGCTGCAGGTGAAGTGGCAGGTGCAACCTGGCCAGCTCTGGTCTTGCGGTGCCCACATGATCATCTGTGGCGACTCGACTGACCGCAGCGTGTACGACCGCTTGCTGGGCGCCGATCGCCCGGTGATCACGTGGACGGATCCGCCCTACAACACGAACACGGGCGGCCAGGGCGGCACGTCAACCAAGCGTCAGCGGCCCATTCAGAATGACAACTTAGGGGATAAATTTTATCCGTTTATCGAACAGGTGTTCCATTGCGTTTACGACTACACGGTGCCTGGGGCCATCCTTTACATGGCGATGTCGACCCAGGAGTGGCCGTACGTAGACGCCGTGATTCGGGGGCTGAACTTCCACTGGTCCTCGACGATCATCTGGGTGAAGGACAGCCTGGTGCTGTCCCGTAAGGACTACCACACCCAGTTCGAGCCGATCTGGGGCGGGTGGAAGGGTGACTATGACCCGCTCTGGTACGGGTGGAAGGGGGATGCGCCCCGGGTGCATCGGGTAGGTGACCGCACCCAGTCGGACGTGTGGGTGATCGACCGGCCCAAGGCTTCTGATGAACACCCGACCATGAAGCCGCCCGAGCTGGTGGAGCGGGCGCTTATCAACAGTTCCAACCCGGGCGACCTGGTGCTCGACCCGTTCTCCGGCTCCGGTACCACGCTGTGTGTCTGCGAGAGCATCGGGCGGGTGGGGCGGGTGATCGAGCTGGAGCCGAAGTACGTGGCAGTGGGCTTGGAGCGCTGGTCCCAGATGGGGGCGGGCGTGCCTGAATTAGTTACGCAATAAGGAGAGATGAAATGACTTCGAAAATGACGATTGATTCTGGTGGAAACATGAACTTGCAGCACGTGGCCGGTTCGACCGGCCCTGACGGGATGCCGGTGGTCATAGCGGACGCTCAGTGTACGGTGATCGGCTCGCACGCCACATCTGGCAGCGGCGGTGTGCCGACTGCCATACCGCTGGTGAAGCCCGCCGGGGCGACGCAGATCATCATCCAGGCGATCACGGGCAACGTCCGCTTCACGCTGGACGGCTCGACGCCCACGGCCACCTACGGCTTCGAGCTGCAAGCGGGGCAGTTGCCTGTCACGATTCCTGTCCCGGGGGGCGGGATCAACGTGATTCAGGAAAGTGCGACCGACCTGGAGTACCAATGGGCGGCGTGAATTATGAAAGATATGACTGAAGCACAAAAAGCATATCTCGCAGGAATAATTGACGGCGAAGGATATATCGGAATTGTGCGATCTAAGAAAAAACGATGTAAAACGTTTGGATATAGGCTTGAATTAATTGTTAATATATGCAGTAAGAATGTTGTTGAATGGTGCCGGGAGGTTACCGGGATTGGTTATGTGCATTACTATAACCTTGGAACAGTTACGACATTCAAGCATGATGCCTGGCACTGGAAGCTAAATCAAGATCAAACGATTGAAGTTTTGGATGCGATATTCCCATATCTTATTGGCAAAAAAGACCAAGCGAAAATTGTGATGGATTTCATGGAATATAAAAAAGGCTACAAAATGTGCAGTAGAGTTGAAAGAGAGAAAATGGAAGAGCAATTGACTTGGTATCATGCCATTATGAAAGAGTTGAAGAATCCCCCAAGAGACTCGGGTGACAAATTGTACCAGCATGATTTGAGTCGCATTATCGGACGTGGAGGTGTGACATGCCAGGATTGAGATTGCCAACAATTGGAAGGCAAGTTCCAGGGCAGGGGACGCTGAGAGGGGGAGGGGTTGCGCCCATTTATGGCGTATCTTGGAATGGCGGTTCCAGCCCAACATTGACCCGCACCGATGCGTCAGTTGGCATGGTTGCGGCTGCCGGTGTAGATAGTGATGTAGTTACCAACAACTTTGACAATGCCGACATTTACCGTAGCATCACTCAGGTCACTGATGGGTTGGGCAACGTTTTTATCCGTATCCCTAAATTCTACATCGAGAAAAAGAACAATGCTCCAGCAATGACCTGGCGCATCTCGCGCAACCCATTTGGCTCAGCCTACCTGCCTAAATGTTTTGTTGGCGCCAGTGGGTTGATCCTGCCGTATGTGGACATCGGTAAATACAATGCCTCGCTTAGCGGCGCCAATAAATTAGAAAGCAAGAGTGGCGTCTATCCATTGATCAACAAAAACATTGTTGATATCCGGGGATACGCACAGGCCAACGGCGCGGGTTATCAGCAACTCGACATCCACGCCATAGATGTGCTGCAAACATTGTTTTTGGTTGAGTTCGCCACACTGAACAGCCAGAGCATTATGCAGGGTTGGACGGGTGGGCAATATGATGCCACGCACACGGCGACTGTAGCAGAGAGCGGAGTCAACAGGATCGTGGTCTCCAATGCAAACGCCGCCGCATTTACGGTTGGGCAGCCAATTGGAATTGGCACAACTCAAGGCGGAAACCAGATCTGCTATGGACGTAATATCACTTCCATCGATGTTTACGATGGAAGTAACAAAGCCGTTAGTTTTGATGGCGCTGCGGTCAATATCGCAATTGGTAATATGCTTTATAACGTCGCCTGGAAATCCGGTGCGTGTGATGCAGTTGTCGCTAAAACTGGCTCCATCGCGAGCAACAGTGATGCCAAACACCCCTGCGTTTACCGGGGCATCGAAAATCCGTGGGGCTCGATTTACCAGTTTGTCGATGGGCTGAATATCAACGAGCGCCAGGCCTGGGTTTGCGCAGATCCGGCCAGCTACGCCAGCAACCTGTTTGCTTCCCCGTACGAACAACTCTCGTACGCCGATGGCTCAATAGATGGTTACTCGACCGCGCTCGGCTACGACGCCGCACATCCATACGCAGCGCTCCCGACCGCTGTCGGGGCCGCATCAAGCACATACTACTCAGACTACTATTACTCCTCTACCGGACAAAGAATTGCGCTGTTTGGTGCGTCTTGGCGCGGCGGGTCGGCTGCGGGCCTGTTCTCCTGGAACCTGAGCAACGCCTCCGGGGATGCGGGCGTCACCCTCGGCGGCCGGCTTCTTAGAAAGGCTCTTTAGGGGGTCTGGGGGTCTCCCCCCAGTCTTGCTTTTCTTGTTCTTTATAAATCAAAAAGGGATATAGGATGCGTGCTTGCGATGTTTGGTGCGAATTGGAACAACGGGTCGAATGCGGGCCTGTTCTACTGGAACCTGAACAACACCTCCGGGAATGCGAACGTCAACATCGGCGGCCGGACTCTTATTAGAGATGGTTATGAAATATTTGCATCTTATATTCCCCACCTCTTGGTGAAAATCAGGCCGTAAAGAGCAGGGTTTAGTAGGGAAACCGAACCACCTTGAGGCTAATAAGAAGGTCTTATGAAACGAACTGGTCACATCTACGAAAAGGTTTGTGAGATCGAAAATATCAAGGAGGCGATCAAGCGTTCCTCGATTGGTAAGCGCGATAGAAGGTATGTCAAGAGAATTATGGATAACGCGGATTTCTATGCAAGGGAAATTCAAAAAATTTTGACGGGGCGAACCTATATCCCGTCGCCATACACGATCAAAACCATCCAGGATCGGTCGAGCAACAAGGAGCGCACGATTTACAAACCGCGTTATTATCCCGACCAAATCATCCATTGGGCGCTGATGCTGCAACTGCATGGCGTATTTACACGCGGAATGTATGAATATACCTGCGGTAGCGTTCCTGGGCGAGGAACGAGCTACGCCCAGAAGGCGCTGCGCAAATGGCTGGATAGAGATTACAAAGGCACCAAATATTGCCTGAAGATGGATATCTCTAAATTTTATCCATCCATTGACCGAGAAATACTCAAGGCAATCCTAAGGAAGCACATCAAGGACGCCGACTGCCTGTGGCTGTTGGACATAATTATCGATAGTAATCCGCAGGGTTTGCCGATCGGGAACTATACCAGCCAGTGGCTATCTAATTTCTTATTACAGGACCTGGATCATTTGATTAAAGAGAAATTTGGAGCGAAGTATTACCTGCGCTACGTTGACGATTTGGTTATCCCGGGCAGCAATAAACGCAAACTACACCAGGTAAGGATAGCTATCAGCGAATATCTCGCCACGCTTCACCTAACGCTCAAACAGGACTGGCAGGTATTCTTGATAACGAAGCGAGCAATTGATTTTTTGGGATTACGTTTTTTCCGGGATAAGACAATACTGCGCAAACGGAATGCCCTACGCATCCGAAGAAGGATGGCCAAGATTGGCGGTAAAAAGATGATGACCTATCAAGATGCATGTGCAGTGGTGTCTTATTGGGGCTGGATCAAGAGGAGTAATAGTTATCATTTTTACAATAAATATGTCAAGCCAAAAGTAAGTTTGCGATTAGCGAAAGGAGTGATCAGTCACTATGCCTAAATACGCGCCTATTCCCCTGTTCGGCCAGATTGTTGAGTATGTCACGCAGGTTGCGCCGGACGGCAATGGTTATTGCGATGTGCAGATTAATACGGTTCCATTGAGCGCCTTCGACCTGGCGGGTGTAGCGTCCGATGCTGTCACGAATATCCAGAATGTTTTTGCAGATTTTGCGAAGGTGCTACAGGCCAGGGCGATGGATCTGTCGGGAGCAACTTATATTGTGGTTATTCCGGCCGGGATACGATTGCAGCTCAACCAATGGCTGGCGGCGCAGGGCTTTGCGACGGCCAATGTAACCAGCACGTATGCCCAGGTGCTGGCGGCGATGAGGTCGAAATTGACATCATGAGCAACGCAGACGCATTTGTTTGGTGTAAGAGCGACACACTTTTTGACAGACTACGCGGCAAGATCGAGGCTACGCACGTCCGATAATTGTCATTATAGGATGAGTAACTTGATTTTTTGGCAGGTATAAAATGGCGAGACCACAACAATTCAAACCCGAGGAGGTTTGCAAGGCGCTGACCGACCAGAAGGGCATTGTGACTGCGGCGGCCCAGCAGCTAAAAACCAGCCGCCAGACGGTGCAGGCTTACCTGCACCGCTACGCTTCTGTACGCAAGGCGGCCCACGACGCTGATGAAACCATGAAGGACTTTGTCGAGCAGCAGCTTGTCAAGAATATCGCTGCGGGCAAAGAGGCATCGATCTTTTTTTATTTGAAGTGCAAGGCCCGGGACCGTGGTTACATCGAGCGGGTCCGTACCGAGAATTTCAACCTGAACTGGAATAACCTGACCACCGAGCAGCTCATTCGACTGGCTGCGGGAGAAGACCCTGCCGACGTCACTGCAAATCCAGGCTAGGGCACAGCTCGAGCTGCGGCGGCGGGCCGGGAAGGCGGGGGACGAGCGCACGGCCTACCAGCGCTTCAAAGAGCGATACCGGTATGATGCGGCGGGTTTCATCCGGGACTGTATCAATTGGCGCCCTGGCGAGGGGCCGGCTCCGTACCAGACCAAGATCGCCACGGATCTGCCAGCCCTGCGGCGGTTGTCAGTCCGCAGTCCGCACGGCGTGGGCAAGACGGCGGTGGTGGCTCTCATCATTCTGTGGTTTGCCCTGGTGAACGACGGCGACTACGATTGGAAGGTGCCTATCACGGCCAGTGCCTGGCGCCAGCTCACCAAGTTCCTTTTCCCTGAAGTACACAAGTGGGCACGCCGGCTGAGGTGGGATGTGATCGGCCGCCAGCCGTTCGACGAGCGCCTGGAGCTGCAGGAGCTGAATCTGAAGCTGGACACGGGCGAGGCGTTCTGCCTGGCATCCGACAACTCCGCCCTGATCGAGGGCGCCCACGCCGAGCGCATGCTGTACGTGTTCGACGAGAGCAAGGAGATACCGGTCGATACCTGGGACAGCGCCGAGGGCGCCTTCAGCGCTGGCGACTGCTACTGGCTGGCGGTCAGTACGCCTGGCGAGCCGGCCGGGCGGTTCTACGACATCCAGAGCCGCAAGAACGGCTACGAGGACTGGTCCGTGCGTCACATCACCCTGGCCGAGGTCATCGCAGCTGGCCGGCTCAACCAGGAGTGGGCGAACTTCCGTATCAAGCAGTGGGGCGAGCAGTCGGCTGCGTACCAGAACCGGGTGCTGGGTAATTTTGCTTCGAGCGAGAAAGACGGCGTCATTCCCCTGTCCTGGGTGGAGAAGGCCAATGAGGAGTGGTACGCGCAGCAAGATCACAACTTTGCCGGCCTGCAGTTCACCTGCGTAGGCTCGGACATCGCCAGGTCTGGCGAGGACGCCACGTCGCTGGCCCTGCGTTACGAGTTCGTGATCAAAGAGCTGCGGAAGATGCACCTTGAGGATACCATGCAGACCACCGGCCGTATCAAAGGGATTCTTGACGCTTACGGCGGGTATGCCGTGGTGGACGTGATCGGCATCGGGGCCGGGGTGTTCGATCGGCTACGGGAGCAGCATTGCAATGTAGTGGCGTTCAACGCCGCCGAGAAGACTGACGCCCTGGACAGCACGCACGAGTTGGGCTTTGCCAACCTGCGGGCGGCAGCCTGGTGGCACATGCGGGAGTTGCTCGACCCGGCCAACGGTTTCCATGTGGCGCTGCCCCCCGACGAAGATCAGGGCGACGCCCTGGCCACCAACCTGACCGGCGACCTGACTTCCGTACACTGGAAAGAGCAGAGCGGCGGCAAGATCATCATGGAGTCGAAGGATGATATCAAGGAGCGCATCGGCCGCTCCACCGATGACGGCGACGGCGTGGTCATGGCCTTCTGGGAAGGCAGCCAGCCCAGTATCGATAAGTGGATTGAGGCGTTGAAGAAATCGAACGCCGAGCGGGCAGCCCGGGTACGGCCCCAGGTGGCGGGTAGTATTATTCAGGGTTTTTGATACAATGAGAGCAACGAGCGGAGGGTAATAAAATGGGACTACGAGAAGCCGTAAACGGCTTTGTAGACGGGCTAAGGAAAGCGCCCGGCGTCCCGGTCTTGGGCGGTCTGGCGCAGGCGCCGGCTCACCCGGTAAACGTCACGACCGGCTTGTCAACACCCACGGGTGTACAGTCCAATAATGGCACGAATGGCCCAATCGAGGTAGTCGATACGCTGCGGCCCCCGAGGCACAACAACGTGCCGGGCAGTTGGGCCAATGAATGGATGGGGCCTGGCCGGCCCTGGACGAACGAGACGTTCTCGGAAGAGCAGCGCAATGCCGAGCCACGCTCATTCCAGTACGTGCCGTCTGTCAACAGCACCATCAGTCCCCGCCTGGCTTACAACCTGACGGCGTTCAGCGATCTGAAGAACTACGCCCTGAACGTGCCGGAGGTCGCTCTCTGCATCCGGCTGCCCACCGAGGAGCTGAAGGCGTTCAACCCGACCCTGGTGGATAAGAACGACCAGCCGGTTAAGATACCCGAAATGGAATGGATGACCACCAAGCCTGACCGCTTCAACCCCTGGCCGGTCTGGCTCTCTCGTTTTATCTTCAACGTTCTGGCCTACGATGCGCCGGCGCTGTACCGCATCCGTGATATCTCGGGCGAGCCGCAGCGCATGCTGAAGGGCAAGGTCTACAAGCCCTGCGACCTGACCCATATCTGGGAGAACGAGACGGCTATCCCGCAGGTGCGCTGGTTTTGTACCAATTGCGGTCAGGCCAATGTTTACCATTACGACTTAGCCAAGACTGACGTCAGCGAGAAGCGCTGCCGTAACTGCGGCGAATCGCTCACTCAGCACCAGATGACTGAGATCGACGGCGATGCGATCCAGCACGATAAGCTATTCAAGGGCAAGCTGGCGAAGCTGGCTAACGCCCCGGTGGTCGGCCTGCGGATCATTGACGGCTCGACCATCTTTAGCGTGATCGACGAGCGAGGCGAGCAACCGCAGCCGCCGGCTCCGGCCTTCACCCAGGTGATCTGGGGCACGCCGAGGATGTATCTCAACACGCGCCAGCTTCTGTACCGGCCCCGCTACCTGCGGCCCGATGCGCCTTATGGCAAGACGTTCATCGAGGATAGCATAGGCGCTGTGCTGTTGCTGGCCAACCTGTGGACTTACGAGCAGGCCAAGTACACTACCGGCACGCTGCCTGAGATGATGCTGGCTTCTCCGCCCGAGTGGACTTCCCCTGAGAAGATATTCCAGTACGAGGACGAATACAACGACCGCATGGGCGGCAATCTGCAAGAACGGGCGGCCAGGGTGCGATTTATGCCTGCCGGCATGACCCAGATTGCGGTCAAGGATATGACCTTCAACCAGGAGACCTACGACGTGGCTTCAAACGCCGTACGCATATCGGCCGGCATCCCGAAATCCGAGGTAGGTGAGGCTCCGGAGGGCATGCTGGGGGGCAAGGGCTTTGCTGAGGCGATGAGCTCGGCCTTTTACCGTATGTGTATCAGTCCCCTGCAGTCGTATATCGAGGGCTGTTTCAATGAGACGCTGACTGAGAACGGCTACGATGGCACGTTCTTCAAACTGATGTTCCCCAAAGAGAGCATCGACCCCGACAAAGAAGAGGCCAAGTTTGCCACCCGCTTCCAGATTGGCGGCATCACCCTGGACGAATACCGGGGCGGCATCAACATGGAGCCGCTGGGCGGCGAGAAGGGCCAGCAGATGGCTCCCCTGGGCGGCAAGGGTTCTGCACAGGACGACGGGTCAGATGGTGGCGGTGGTTTGGATGGCCCGATTGGCGTGAAGCCTGGTGGACTGCACGGCGCTATCGACGTCAAAGACCACAAGACCGTTCAGGTGCTCAACCACATGGTATCGGTGCTCAAGCAGCCGCTGCGGGTGAAGAAGGCCCTGGGCGCTGACGACGCTGCCGGCGATCCGGTGACCGATGCCGAGTCGCTCGACAACGAAGAGGCGCAGGAAGATGCCATGCTCGACCTGGGTGAGCAGCTCGGGGTCGACTGGGACAAGATCACCATGTTTGAGTGGTTTGCTGGCTTGAAAGAGGAGCAGGAGCACGCTGGTACGCTGGGCGGCGATCAGGCGAAGATCGCCCAGGTGGCGCTCGACCACTTAAAAGAGGATCCGCATTATTACGACAAGCTCGAGGACGCTGGCCTGGCTGAGAAGTTCCTGGCCGGCTTGGATTTGTTTAAGACCTGCGGGGTGGACGCTCTGGACGAGCAGTATTACGGTGCCCCGGTCACCCACCCGCTGGCTGTACCCATGCCGCACCAGGGCGCCAATGACGCCATGATCGTATCTGTGGGTGGGGTCAACCAGGAACCCAGGCCGGCGGTCTGGAAGCCGCTGGACGGCGAGAAGAAGGATCTGCAGGAGTGGGTGGGAGGCGAGATGTACCGGCGGGCCGAGGCGGTTTACCTTCTCGACCGGGAGCTGGCGCCCGACGTGAACCATTACCTGGTGCCGGTCACCTGGATGGACGAACTGGACGGCAAGCCTGGCTCGATTCAGCACTACGTACAGGGCCGGGAGCAGCGTAAGGACGTCAACGAATACGACGAAGCCTGGGTGCAGCAGGCGGCGGTGCTGGACTACATCTCCGGCCAGGTCGACCGCTTCAACAAAAACTGGTTGACCCACCCGGATGACGACGGCCGGCCGGTGCTGATCGACAGCGACCTGGCCTTCCCGGTCAAGGCCGACCAGGAGCTGCACAGCACATTTGTGGACGCTGTCAGGGGCCGGCCGCTGAACCCCGAGTTGATCGATTCGGTTTATCTCATTATCGGCAACCACGACCTGTGGTCCGACATTCGCAACTGCCTGGAGGACGAGCAGGCGGTCGCAAACGCTCTGCAGCGAGCGGTGGACGTGTACAAGGCTCGCATGATTCCCATGGTTCCCCCGCTGCCGACACCGATGACCGAGGGAGGTGCGGGATGAAGGTCTCTATCCGGAACCAATTGAAACTGGCTGTACGGCACCACACCAAGCATCTGGAGCAGGTGGAGATCGAGACGGTGCCTGGCTCACGCATGATCAAGGTGGTCTGGCCAGACGATCTGGATAAGGCGTTCGACTCCACCAAGCATCCCCGGGTTCCCAGCGGTAAGGGCGGGGGCGAGTTCGCTCCCAAGGGCGGTGCGGTCGCTGGGGCTGCCGCAGCCGCTCCGGCTGCCAAGAAGCCGCACTACCCGGCCACGGCGGACGTTAGTACGGGCGGCAAGGAATCGGTGGCAAGGTTCAAGGCCAAGCATTATGCCAACGCCATCCGCCAGATGAGGGACTATGGCAAAGACGAATTAGCCATGGACCCTTCAAACTTCGAGCAGGCTTATCGGGACGCCATTGATATCGGGGCTTCTAAGGATCCAGAGGAAGGTTTCAAATACATGGCCGGCTTTGTACAAAGAGCGGCCGATATAGAGGGCAAGGGCGCCGAGTTCAAGGCCATGCGAGAGAAGCTCCGTGTGGCCGGCTGGCGTGGCGCTGGCGGCATCAAGGCCAAGCACGTTGGAGCTGCAGCGCCTGCGGCTGCTCCGGCGGCGAAGCCTGCACCCAAGGGCTTTGCCGTACGCCCGGTCGGGGGCGCCTTTGGCGGCGCTTCAGCTCCGGCTGCGGCGGGCACTGGCACTTCCGGGCTGCCAGACCTGAGCACAACCGAGGTGGCTAATATCAAGGCCGATGTAGCCACCAACGCCATCCGTAGTATGTACTTGAAGGCCAAGGCCAAGATCGGCAAGAATGATGAGCTGTTTGCCCTCCAGCATAAAGCTGGGCGAGATCTGACTGGGATAGTGTATTTTCATCAGCAGGTCAGGGATATTTTAGAGCGCAATGGTCGCCCGGGCGAGATGGACGAGATTGACTCAATCGCCCAGAACGCTGTAAACGAGTTCGACGACAGGGTAAAGGCGGCCCGTGAAGCCAAGAAGCCCATTCCGCCTGCGGCTCCGGTTCCGGTCAAGTCTGTTACTCTGGACGACCACGAGCGCAAGGCCATTGCAGCCCCGATCTGGCATAAGCATATCGACAGCCTGGCTGAGACTGCCATCGCTCATGGCATTCGAGGCGGCGAGGTGCTGCGGGCCTGGAAACAGGCGGACGCCGGCTCCGACCCCGAGAATGACATGCTGGCTTTTATGAATAAGCTGAAGGCGGTGGGCGGCGATAAAATGTCTGCCGCTGCGATGAATGAGCATTATCTCGCTGCCGGCAACGAATGGGTTGCGGCGCAGGCCAAGGCCCTGGAGGATAAGAAGGCCCATGGCGTGCTGAGTGGGGATGCTTTTCACGCTTCGATTCTGGCCCGTGTGTCCCCGGTTCACGCCAAGCTCTTGCAGATGTACCACGACAACCCTGTTTCGCTGGTCGACGAGATCAAGGGCGGCGGTATCAATGACGATACCACCTTCCACATGCACGTGGAGGGCGATGCCGATGCCTGTATGAAGGGCACCAGCACCAGCGAGGGCAGCCGGTACGGCTTCCCGCCTTCCGAGGTTTGTGCCTACGAAGCTTCTGTCCTGGCCGGCTTCCACGTGCTCCAGCCGACTTCGTACAAAGAGGCCGACGACCCGGTGACGGGCAAGAAGGGCACCTATTCGATGCAGGCGTGGCTGGAGACTGGCATCCGTGGCTCGGATGTGCTGTACCACCGGGGCGGCGTGAAGGATACGCCGGCCCTGCGGGCTTCAGTCTCTGAGATGATCGCCTTCGACTACGGCCTGGCCAACCGTGACCGCAACCCTGGCAATTGGATGTACGACGAGGCCACGGGTGAGATGCGGGGTGTCGACAATGGCCTGGTCGGCCTGGAGGCCGGCCGGGGCGAGCCGCATGCTCACATCCTGGGCCGGTGCGCTTCGAACTGCGACACATATTGTGCTGCCCTGACGGGCGACCGTGTCAATAAGGTGGTCAAAAAAGAGGACGTCGCCAAGGTCAAGGCGTTCGTGAACAGTCCGCAGTTTAGTCAGTTGGTTAAGGAGCACTACGGCCAGGGGGTGGGGGCCGCCGACCTGGCGAAGCGCCACGTCACCGTGGATCAATTCGAAAAGAACTGGAAAGAAGCCTGCGACTACGGCATCTCTCAGCTCGAGGGGATGGTGAGGTAAACTATGGATATGGCGAATGTACAGGATTTGACAGTCACGTTTTACGAGTGGAACCGGGCCAAGCGCACCACCACGCCTTATCTGGTGGTGAAGGTGACGGGTCCCGAGGAGAGCTGTACGGCCACCCAGGTCTCTGGCACCGAATCGGGTGCGGACACGTTCAAGGCCCTGATGTCTGGCAAGACCTGGTTTGGCCAGATCGAGGATGACTTCCCCGATAGCAAGGGCCTGTTTGACCCAACCAACCGCAAGCACTGGCGTACGCTCCGCATTATCTTTCGCAGCGCCTACGACCACGTTAGCTTGCAAGAAGGGCTGCCTGCATGAAACGCCTGACCGATGCTGCACGCCAGCGCTCCCGGCTGCAAACCGATCTGCAGGACAAGATGGGCCAGGCGGCTCATGAGGAGCTGCAGTGGTTGTGGCGCCGGGTGCGGGTGAAGCTGCGTACGGCCAGCAGCCAGCTCCGCAAGGTTTCGTTCTATGAGAACCATGCCGTCTGGGAGCGCTTCGAGGAGCGCTTGCACAAGCGGCTGATCGACCTGGTGGCGGACGGTATCGTACCCCTGTTTACGCTAGAGGAGGCCATCGCCAGGATGCAGCCGCTCTCCGATCCATTCGAATTCAATTACCAGGCGGTTCTGAACCAGATCGAGGCCGACCTGGCGCTGCAGATCCGGCGCGTACGGGTGTCGACCCAGCGCAAGGTGGCGGCTCGCATCAACCAGTGGTTTGCCACGCCTGGCGAGACCATGGAGGCTGCGGTGCGGGATCTGTCTCCGCACTTTGGCCGGCCCCGGGCCGACCTGATCGCTCAGACCGAGATCACCCGGGCCGCCAGCCTGATTCAGGAGCACGTGGCGGGCGTACTGGGTATCAACCAGTGGTGGTGGCAGACTAAGCGGGACAGCCTGGTCTGCACGAAGCGCCTGCAGGGGCCGGACGGCGCCTGGTACAACGGCTGCCGGGCGCTGCATGGCCGGGTGTTCAACGTGGGGCAGAAGATGCCGCCAGGGCATCCTGACTGCCGGTGCTCGAGCGTGCTCATGCGCCCCAGTGAGGTTGCCAGAGGAGTCGTACTATGACGCTGCCAAGAATGATCAAGGTTGATTTCGACCCGACCGAGCATCCCCGGGTACCGAAAGGGGAAGGGGGTGGCGGCGAGTTTGCCCCGAAAGGTGGCGGCGGCGGTGAACCAGCTGCCGCTTCTGCGGCTGAGGCGCCGGCCAAGGCGCCTGCGTACGACCGGGATAAATTTTTCACCGTGGTCGGCGCAAGGAGGTTGGTCGAGGCTTACCCAGGGGGAGACCATGACTTGCCTGAAATTATGGCGGCCGCCCCCGACGATCTGAAAGGTAAGGCTCTTTATGATTTTATGGCGGCCGGCTTGCGAGCGAAGCTCTCCGGTGCTGACCGTGACAAGTTCGACCACGCCATGACTGCAGTCCGCATTGCAGAGCTGCGGGAGCGCAAGAAGGCGGGTGTGTTCGAGCCTGGCAAGAAGATCGGCCCGCCACGTGTCTCCGCCGCTCCGGTTGCGCCACCCGCCCCCAGGACGGCCACAGTGCCCCCAAAGCCAGCCGCAGTGGCATCTGTGTCGGCTGTACCGCCAAAAGCCCCCACGGCGCCCCCACGCAGTCCCACGATGGAGGCAAGGGATCGGGCGATCCTGGACGCTGTATTCGGGACACCTGCCCCGGCCGCCCCTGAAACATTCTGGGAGGGCGAGGGGATGAGGCGCCTGAAGCTGGCTTATCCTGGTCCGGACGATGATCCTGTATTGGCTTTTGATATGGCTGGAAAATTGGGTCTTAGCGGAAAGAAGCGTTACGACTATGTAGTTCATTCTATGCGAGGCGCTCTGATGCGAGCGGAGGATAAAAGTACGTTTGATCGTGCCGTGACTGCTATTCGTATCGCAGAACTACGGGAGCGCAAGAAGGCTGCGGGTGCTGGTCCTGCGGCTCTGCCGGCTAGGTTTGTGACGGTCAGACCCACCAGCGGTGTACCGATGCCTGGGCCTGGGATGCGTCCTGACGGTGGCCTGGGTGCAGCGCCGGCTCCGGCTTCAGCGTTGCCCGATCTGACACCCGACGAGGTCAAGCCCATCGAGGCCGAAGTCGCTGGCGACGGCATCCGGGCGATCTACCTGCGGGTAAAAGCGAAGATCGGGAAGAATGATAAGTTGTACGCCCTGCAGCATTCTGTTACGTCGGATATTGACGGCGTGATTGAGTTCCGGGATAAAGCCCGTGAGATTGCAGCCGAAAAGCTCTCGGGGTCCGATCTTGAGACCCTCGACAACGAAATGGTTGAGATGACCAACAATATCCGGGATCGGTACGCCGTGAAGATCCGGGAGGCCCGGGAGGCCAAGGTGCCAGCCCCTGCCCCCGCTCCCCGCCCCGCTCCAGCCAAGCCTGGTGCTGCGGCCGCCAAGCCTCATGCTCCGCTCAAGGCACCGCCAGCGGATCCAGCCCGGGAGTATATCCGTAAGGCCGAGAAGCCGCTGTACCAGGCCAAGGGCGAAGATCTGGAGAATGCCCGGAATCATGCGGAAACCGAAATATCCGACTGGGCCAGGCGGCATAAAACGACTGTCGCCAGTGCAAGAAAAAAGGTTCTGGACTACTTCCGGGCCTCTGTGAAGGACAAGCCGCTCTGTAAGCGTACGGGTATTGACGCCATGACGAGAGTGATCGATGGGGATGGGCGGTTCAAGACGCAGTTCGAGACGGGTAGGTCGGAAGGTTGTCTGTCCCCTTCACATCGCAACCGGGCCGAGATGTACGGCATGGGTTTCAAGGACGGCGTCAAAATCACGCCCCACCTGCGGCCGATTTACGGCTACATCGAAGGCGCTGGCTCCGACGCCGAATCTTATGGCGAGATCAAGCTAGTCATGAAAGAGGAAGTGAAGAAGCGCACCACTATCACCTGCGGAGATTCGCTCGGAGATTTTGCCAACGGGTCGCTATGCGGTACACCCCTTCTGAACCCTGATATCGAGGGCCTGGACGGGGAGGTTGAAGATCTCATGGATCATCCCCGGGGCGCTGGGTTGAAGGGCTGGTCGTCGTACATGGAGGCTCAAATAACGGGCGGGGTTGAGTTGGCCGAGGTACAGAAGGTGGTGTTCCATAGTTCTTGTTTTGAAGGGGAGTGGGGTATGCGAGGCGGGAAGCCTCAACTCTCTGACCGTTACAAGATAGTGGAGGCTAAGTTGAAAGATATGGGAATTGAGGTGGAATATGCCCCCGACACTCGCTGATCTGTACCCGGTTGGCCGGGATGGGCCAGACGCCTGGCTCTTGCTTCCCAACGACGAGAAGGAGCGCAAGGATGACCACACCCAGAAATTTTATTTGTACCGGGCCGACCTTGGCGTGCTCTATCCCGATCCCCGCCCGCTGCAGGTGTGGGTGAAGTTCCTGGACGACCCCCGCTATGTGACGGCGCTGGATAAAACTTACTTTTACGAATCGGTTTGGAATAAACCCCCAGGAGGCGGGTCATGAGTAATACGCCATCTCTCACTAAGGCTGAGGTCAAGCTCTTGCTCCGGCTCCGCCAGCTCCGCAAGTCGGAACCATGCGAGATCAGGGTGAACACTTACCCCTTGCAGATCAACGTACGGGGCTTCTGGGAGCAGCTTGAGGCGTTCGCTTCTGGCTCTGGAGGAGGCAGCTCTATTGCAGTCGCATAAAAACGGCGTATAATAATTTCAGACGACGTGAAACACGCTCACACGGCCAGCCGGTATTCCGGCTGGCCTTTTCGTTTAGAAAGGAGGTTTTATGCCCGATCACACGATGTTCCTTCCGATCACCAAAGTCGACGAAGAGCGCCACGAAATATGGGGCTGGGGTGCCCTGGAGCAGCCCGATGCGGTAGACGAGATCATGGACTATAAAAGTTCCAAGCCGTACTTCGAGGACTGGTCCTCAGCCGCCCAGAAACGCTCCGGTGGCCGCTCAATGGGCAACCTGCGAGCAATGCACCAAACCCGGGTGGCCGGCAAGTTGATTGACTTCCGGCCGGACGACAAGACCATGGGCTTTTTTGTCGGGGCCAAAATAGTCGACGACGGCGAGTGGCAGAAGGTGAAAGAGGGCGTCTACACCGGCTTTTCTATTGGCGGGTCTTACGTCAAGAGATGGCCGGACGGCAGTCGTCCTGGGTTGACTCGCTACACCGCCAAGCCGTCCGAGTTGTCAATTGTAGACGCTCCCTGCATCCCGGGTGCCACGTTCCAGCTTACCAAGGCCGATGGTGCCAGCGAGGTGGAGTTCCATCCTGGCGCAGCCGGCCTGTCGCTCACCTGGGAGCCAGATGAAGATGTTACCAAGGCGATTCCAACCCCGCCCACGCCGGCTCCGGCGTCCGAGGACGTGATCACCGGTGTACAGGGGATGACCATCTCAATATCACGATTTCCCCTGGCCAACAACCCGCTGCCTATCAAGTCCAATACCGACGTTCCGCCCACTGAAACTTTGACCCAGGCCCTGGTCCGCAGCCGGGAAATGACCGACTCCGCCAATGCCCTGATCAAGGTCATGCAGGACTTTCGAGATTCCCTGCCGGATTTGCTGCGGCAGGCGGTACGGGAAGAACTTGAAAAAATACTTTCCGAGGACGTAGCAGACGCCCCCGGCCATATGATCCGAGTAGTGAGGGAATAAATGACCACTAAAGTTACAGACCCTGTACAAAAGGCCAGCTCGACGGACATCCTTGGGAATGCCCGCCAGATGGTCAGCCAGCTCCAAGAGCAGGCCAAGAACGGCCAGATCGACGGCCAGCTTCTCGACCAGCTCGGGTCGGTGCTGGACGTGACGGTGGATACGGCCTCGGACGCCAATTCAGACGGGAAAGCGGCTATGTCGGATGTTTCCAAGACCAGCGACCCGTCTATGCCTACCACGCCTTCGGGCAGTACGCCGTCACCCAGTTCCAGCTCATCCAGTTCATCCAGCTCATCTTCGAGCGACGATGACACGAAAACCGTGCCGGATAGTTCATCCGGCGATTTTGACCCTTCGACGCCTTCCGACAAGGGTTATTCATTCAGCCCCCCAGAGGATACGAGTATGACAACTGTACCCAGCAGCACCCAAAAGGTTGACCAGGGTCCCCTTTCGACCACGCCGCCCAAGCCCAACCTGATATTTGACAAAATCCAGGACTACGAGTCTGAGCTGCCAGCCTTCATCAAGGCTTTGATTGGCGACCCCAAGAGCCTGTCTGGCGGGTCTGTGAAGGAAGCTCAACTGGTGGTCGGGAATAACCAGCAGAAGTTCGACGAGATGTTCAAAATGGCCCAGTTCGCCATTCTGAACGAAGGCGGCTGGAATATCAATAACCTGTCCAAGCTCTCCGGCCTGGCTCAGATAGGCGACGGTTCCCTGGCCAAGGGTATCACCGCTGCCAGCGTTCCCGGCGTCTATTTGATCCGCCTGGCGAAGCTGATGCTGCCGGTGTACGCCGGCCTCACCAACCGCCTGCCGGCTCAGTCTCCGCAGGGAATGTCCTCTAACTTAGCAACCTGGAAAGCGCAGCTCGGGTTCGGTTCCATCGGCTGGCAAGGATTCTTCCGGGTGGCAGAGGCCAACATTGGCGTAAATCCGCCCACCAGCTTCATCACCTTCACTTCCGGGTTCGACGATATCGCTGTACAGGATAGCGTCACCCTGAAAGCTCTCAACACCACCCGTGGCTACGCCGACCCGATGCAGATATCTGTCATCAAGTCAATGTCAGCCCTTCTGGTAGGCCAGGAGCGTGTTTTGCTCGGGTCCAACGTGGCGGCTCTGGCAGTTCCCACCGGCCTGTCAGTCACCGCCGGCTCAGCGGGCGGCACCATCTCTAACTCCGGCTCTGCCGGCACCTACTACATCGAAGTCACCGCCCTGTCGTACGAAGGCTGGTTGGCGACGAGTAAGGGCGGCTCCGCCACCGTTGGCGAAACAACTCCAGTGATCAGCGGCTCTGCCGTTACCGGTACAGGCGCCACGAACTCCCTGGTTGTCACCTGGACGCCAGTCGAGAATGCGGTGGCTTATAACGTTTACCTGTCGGCTCAGGGCGCAGCTTCTGGCTCTGCCAGCACATGGAACCAGACAGTCGTTACCACCAAGGCCACCATTACAGCGGCTTCAGGCTCAACCGCCTTGACCCCACCTGCCGCCGATACCACGGTCAACGCCCTGGGCATCGAGGGCATGATCGGGCAGTGCGAGCTTTCAACCCTGTACTCACAGGCCATCACCAGCAAAGTCACCATCACCAACAAGGCCGGCCTCGGTTTGACCACCGGGCAGGGCGGCATCACCGAATTCGATACCATCCTGGCCAGCCTGTGGACGAACTGGCAGATCGCTCCATCGCTGATGATCATGTCACCAAATATGAACGGTACGGTCGTGGGCAAGCTTCTGGCCCTGGGCGGCGCTGGCGGGTTCTATCGCCTGGATGTCACCAACAGCCGCAACCAGGTCAACGGCGGTATGATGGTCACCGGGTACGTTAACAAGTTTGCACCTTTTGCTGACGGCACTCCGAAGATGATCGACATCCTTCCCCATCCATATATGCCGGATGGGACCGTCCTGTTTGTGACCGAAACCATTCCGTACCCCATGGGCAACGAGTCCCGGGGCATCGTTCGGGATGTTCTCATCCCCTACACCTACTTCCCCTTGCCGTCCCAGGCTTCTGGCGTCAACCAGATCACGTACAACTACTCCATCACGACTTCTGAGATCCTGGAGGGCTATTTACCCCAGGTTCAGACGGCTCTGGTGGGCGTCGACTATACACTCTAATGACCGATTCGACGATCAGTCGAATGGAAGATGTGCTGGCGAATGCGAGCGAGATATTCGCTCCGTTCGCCAGCCGAGCCGTCCTGGACGCAGAGGAGGCGGTGCAGGAGGTGATCCAAGTGTACGCACCGCAGCCGTCCCGCACTCGGGCCAGGACGTTCAACACGTATGTCAGGGGCAAAGGCCGCTATCCGAAGTCGTTTTTCGTGGCGGACGCTTCTCAGCCTGGCGGGTTCAAAGTCAAGGCTGCCAGGCGGGGTCAGATCAAGCTGACCAGCCAGCAGCTCGACAAACGCTGGACGAAAGAGGCTAAGCTGGCCGGCGGAGGGGTGGAGGGCCACCTGCACAACTCCGCTTCGTACTCCGGATACGTCAACGGCTGGAAAGATAACGACCCCAAGCAGGTCAGTTTCCACGCCGCTTCCGGCTGGGTTTCCGCTGACGACGCCCTGGCTAAGGCTGGTCCGGACGTCGACGGCATCATTGAGGCGGCTGTACAAAGTTTCTTAGATAAGCTAGCGGAGTGATATGGACTACACAACCCTGGCTCAGGCTAAAAGCGAAATGCGAATTACTCTGGGGACGGACGATGCGCTCTTGCAGACGTTCATCACCGCTTGCTCCCGGGCCATCGATCGCAAATGCACTGGCCAGTACGGTCCCGATTCCGATAACTACTTTATGCTGGAGACCAAGACCGGCGAGCAGATTCCGGGCCTGGCCACCGCTGCCGGCCTGGTGACCTGTTTCCCGCACAAGCCCATGGTGGCTTCTGTGTCCGCTTTTGCGTACCGTGCCGATGTCACCCAGCTCTGGACGACAGTCAGCCCGACGCTGACCGATATCTGGGGCAATAAGGTGCTCGCTTACCCGACCGGCGGCCCGGTATGCAACTACCCGGGCAAGTGCCGGGTGCAGATCAGCTACATAGGTGGCATCAGCGGCAGTACAGCGGGCCTGCCGGCGGATTTGCTCGAGCTTTGCGCCTTGCTGACGGCTCGCTTTTACCACGAGGCCGAAACCGGGATGACCGACGCCATAGGTGTGGCTGAGCTGGCTACGATGGTTTACACCAAAGCCTGGCCGGTCCGCCTGGTCGAGCAACTTCAGCCGTACATCCGCAAGGAAGGCTGGAATTACTTATGACGACGCCCGGTTCCGCCGAGGCCATCATGGCCGCCATCGCCAGCGTGGAGGGGCAGATCATTTCCCCGGATACTGGCAACCCGATTTATGCCTATGCCAGCGTTCCTCTGGTGAACCCGGTTGGCAACATGCCAGATTTCATCAACTTCCCGGGCCGGCTTATCGAGAACCGTCTGATCGGCTCAGAGGGGCTGTACAGAGAGTTTATGGAAACCCGCATGTGGGACGTGGTGCTCTACCATTCCCCCATGGCCGCTGGCACACCCGAAGAGAAAAGCGGCTTGCTGGTCCCTTACCTGGAGCTGGTGTACACCCAGTTCGGCCTGTATCCGAGACTTTCCGCCACCCAGGGCGTGAAGGATGCGCTGATCATTGGCGACAGCGGTGTCGGAACCGTGAATATCAACAATACTGAGTACTGGGGCATCCGGTTTCAATTACGTGTCTCACGGCAGGCCAGGCGCTTGCTGGCCGAGACCGACTAAGGAGTAAAAAATGCCTGCACCTACTACCATTCGTACTACCGCTGGTTTCCGTTCGATTGTGCTCTACGAGCTGAACACCAGCTTTTACCCGATTGGAACCGTTACGAGACGCACGACAACCCCCTACCTGATCTCATCCGGTTCGGCCCTGTCCGGTTCGGCTGGCAGTGCCATCGCTGCCGGCGCAACCGTCTCCGGCTCCATCGGGTACTACGGCGCCTGGCAGTCCGGCGCCAAAGTCTTGACCATCAACGACCCGACCCCTCGTATCATCACCCACGTCGGGGACGATGGCCCGTTCGCTGTACAGGTTCTGCCGGCGACCGAGGTCATGTCGGGCGAGCTGCAGATCGATAAGACCAACGATATTGTCGACGCCATGGCCTCTGGGGGTGCCAAACTGGTCACTGTAGAGGAAGCCAACCTGTTTCACGAGGCCACCAACCTGCGTGGCTTTGAAGGCCAGCTCGCTGCCATCGCTTACTCTGCCGCTCTGGACGCCGACCCTGATTCTGTAAACTTTGGCTCCGCTTTGTTTGATTTCAGAATCATCCCGAAGGCGACAGTCTTTATGCGGGAGAGCGGTTATAGCGCCGACGACAACGTCAGGCTGTACTCATTCGTGCCCATGATTGTGACCGCTTACCCCTGGCAGGTGCAGTATACAACTGCAGTAGAAGGCGTCACCCGTTCCCAGATGATCCGGGGCAACGGGTACGGCAAGCCGACCATGGTCACCTTCCTGGGGGATGGTTCCACTCTGGCCTTCCCGTTCGACAGCGCCCAGCCGGCCAAGACTGCCACCAAGATCGCAGTCTGGGACAATAACACGCTGAAGTCAAGCGGTATCCAAACCTTCACCAATGGCGTCTCATTCGCTGTGGCGCCGGTGCTGGGTCATGTAATTACCGTATTCTACGAAGGTTAGTTGAGGTTCAATGACTGAGAAACGCAAGACACTCAATTTTGAAGTGGATGGACGGGCGGTGGTCCTGACCATCAGCAGGGCTACCGCCCGAATGGGCGTAAACCGTTTTATTCTGGGAAGCCAGGGCGTGGAACAGAATAATAAGGAGCTGGCAGAGGGCACCGGTACGCAGGCCGAGCGGATCCTGCGGATCATTACCTACCCAGACTGCGTGTGTGCCGTCACCGACTGCCAGGGAATGCCCTGGCCGATCACGTTCGAGAAGTTTTGTGACCTGGACGAGGTCGACGTGGATGCCTGGTCCGCAGCGGTGTACGAGATCAACCCCCAGTGGAGTCGGATAGTCGAACCGGGGGTGGCGGCCGACCAAATAAAAAAAGGCAGGCCGACCTCACGCAAAAATTCCGCCGTTATCTCCACGTCCCCACCGACGATGAGATAGCGAGCACGCCGCTGATTCCGGTCCTGGTCGGAGACGATGCCGACCAGGAAGAAGCCTGGAAATTCTTTGTACAGCTCGAGGCGTGTGATTGGAAACACCTTCCGGCTGCCGGTGGTCTGCAGGATCAGGATGAGGTGCTGATGGAGAACATCTTTCGACTAAAAGCCGCCCTGCGGCGTACGAAGGCATCCTAATATGACGGCAGACGCTTCCAAAGAGCTTGATATCCTGTTTGTTTCAAAATTTGACGACAAAGGCGCCAAGGACGCTGCCAAGTCCCTGGGCGACATCAATAAAAACACCGAGGGGGCGGCCAAGCAGTCGACCCTGTACCACAAGAACCTTCAGGATAGTGTTCGTGAGGCCAGCAGCCTAAAAACGATCACCGATAGCATCCTGAAGACTGCCGTGTCCCTGGGGGTGACCGGTACGGCCGCCACGATCTTCACCGCTATCAGCTCTGCGGCCAAGTCCTACGTCGCTACCATGAACAGCTCCACCCAGCTCAGTCGCAACTGGATGGCGGCCCAGACCCAGCTCGAGGACTCGTACAACCGTATGGGCAAGGTCGCCACCGGTGTCTTGCTGCCGTATATGCAGAAGGCCGCCGACCTGTCCTCTAAGGCTGCGTCCTTCGTGGAGGCCCATCCGGCCGTGGTGCAGTACGCTGCCCAGGGCGCCGGGGTCCTGGCTGCAGTGGGTGCCGTTGGCAGTGGCATCATGGGCGTCAAGACCCTGCAGAAGGTGATCGGGGCCTTCCCCAAGGGCGGTACGGCGCCTGTTACGCCGACGTCCGAACCTTCCGCGACGCCGGAGGCGCCGGTGGAGCCGGTGGCTGCGCCAGAGGCCCCGGTCGTGCCGGTAGGCGGTGTTCCTGCCGCTGAGGCGGTTGCGCCGGCTGCCGAGACTGCCGAGGGTACGGCGGTTGTGGCTGGGGCCGGTGGGGTCACCCTGGCCGGCATCCTGGCTTCTGTAGGGGGTGGGCTGGTGCTGGGTGGGTTGGTTGACCAGGCTTTGGCTAATTCTAAATTTAACCAGAGCCAGTTTGCCAAGAAGCTGGGAATCGGCTTTGCGCCAATGAACCAGGTCGCCACCGTGGCCGACTATGAGTTGAATAAGCTGTTTGGCGCTCCGGAGGATGTATCCAAGGCCCGGGCCAACCAGACCAACCAGACCGCTTCCGCCGTTATCAATGCGCCTCAAAATATCGTTACTGCCATCCAGAACGCCGTCAAGACGGTATCGGCTCCGGCTCAGGTCACCCAGCAATACCCGGCTTCATCTCAACAGCTTGAGGCTTACCGTCAATTTTTGCTGCAGATGTCTCGTGCCCAGGAGGACTACCAGCACACCGCCCTTCTGGATACCAACCAGTTCAACCTGTCCCAGTTGTACGCCACCCAGGACTACCAGAAGCAGGTTTCCCGGGCCGCCGAACAGTTCCAGATGTCGGAGGCCATGACCGAGAAAGAATTTTACCGTCAGCGGGCGATCTCGAATCGGGACTTCAATATCCAGATGAAGCAGTCCGAGGAGGACTACCAGCTCTCTGTTACCCGCAACGCCGAGGATCACAAGTTCGACTTATTCCAGATCGCCTTGACCGGCGACGCCATGCAGTATTATCTGGCACAGCGCCAGTACAACATCTCCACCCAGCGGGCCGCCCAGGACCATACGATTCAGGTAAACCGGGCTGACCAGAGCCACCAGCTCCAGCTTCAGGATAACCAGCAGTCTTATAACATCGAGAAGGCTTACCGGGATAAGATGCAGAAGCTGCAGATTCAGTACAACCAGCAGGACTTCGATATCTCCCAGTCCCGGGCGAAGCAGCAATTCCAGATTCAGTTGAATGAAATGGACTACCAATACAAGCTGCAGAATGCCCGTTCTCGCCAGGATTTTACCAGCCAGATTCTGCCTACCATCGACGACGAGGCCGGCAAGATCGACTATCTGATTCACGAAATGGGCACGACTGCGGTCAACGGGCTTACTTCTCAGTTGGATGCGATGGAAAAGACCATTCAAAATCTAAAGAACCAGGCCGCATCGGGTTATTCATCCTCCAACCCTGGCGGCCCCAACATGCCTGGCTCGTACCAGGAGGGTGGTTATACCGCTCCGGGTATGGCTTATGTCCATTCCGGCGAGTTCGTGCTCACCCAGCCTGCCACGTCGGCCGCCGAGAAGGTGGTCGGGACTTCGCTCTCCCAGCAGAACGTGCTGGAGGCCATGCTGGGCGGCGGCTCAAACGGCGGCACGCTGGTGTACCAGCCTCAATTCGCTGCCGACACGTCCGCTGAAACTCGCAACGCTGCCAACCGGGAGGCGGTCGAGATGTTCATCAAGTTGCTCCCGAGGAGATAGCCGATGGCCTACATTCCGCAGACGCTCTTTATGATCGGGGCTTACCCGGCGATCGCATCCGGTTCGTTCCTGGTGTACGGCTCCGGCTCTGTCAGTGGCTATGGCACGCTCTCCGGTTCCTGCGTTATCTCTGGCTCCGGCTTTGCCAGCGGCTCCCCCATCTCGGGTTCTGGTATCCTGGCCGGCTCTGTCAGTATCTACGGTTCCGGTACCATCTCTGGCTCCCCCACCGTCTCCGGTTCGATGAACATGACTGGTCCCCAGGCGGTCGCTGGCAGCGGCCTGTTTTACGGCACGGCGACCTATTCCGGCTCTTTTGGAGCGGCCGGCTCCGGGGTTATCTCCGGCTCTGCCACCTGCGGGGCCGGGTATATAACGGGATCCGGTACGATCTCCGGGACAGCTTCTGTGTCGGGTTCGATCACGGTGGGTGGCTCGAGCGCCTTTTACAACCCGACCGCCATGAGTTTCCTGGAGCAGACGGGCGATACGACCACCTGGGCCGCTCCGCACTTCACGTACAAGCCTTATTCTAAGCAGATCGTAAACGGCGCCGGCCTGGTGATGGGCATGGGCTGGGCCGTGGGAACCTGGGATTGGGTGATCATCTCTGCCATCCAGCGTGACTGGCTGCGGGGCTTCGTGCCTGGCCAGTCTGCCGAGGTGTGGGTGAACACCAGAATCATGGACAACGCCGAGCAGTACGTGCCCCTGCACGTGGTGGCGGTCTGGCCCATCGATACAGAAGTTCACGATGCCCACCGCCGTACTAATTTCACCATCGCTTTCCAGCGGATGACGACCACATGACCAGGCCCATCACCGCCCCAGAGCAGAGTTTATTGCGTCAGGTTCAGCAGTTTTCGAAGCTGGGCCTGTACATAGTCTCTCCGCCCGTCGTGCTACAGGCCCAGGTTCTGGCGGCGCCCGCATCCAACGACAACGTCGGTTCGATTCAGTTCTACAATGTTATCGCTGGCTCCGCCGGGGCGATCATGGCCTACAACCAGACGGGCTGGCTGGGCAGTACGCCGGGGGCTTACGACCTGGGCACGTTCCGCCTGATCTCCATCAGCTTCATGGGCGGCTCGAGCGGGGCCGTGGGCACGCTGAAGATCGGACTGACTAGCGAGGTGCAGTGGCAGACCAATGCCTATATCACCATTGTCAACGAGTACGGTCTGTTTCCCAAGACGTCCATTCTGGATATCAACACCGGGAATATGCTGATCGACAATGACCAGGCGTATACCGACCAGCATTATTATCTGAACCCGATACCCATCATGGGGCCGGACGCCTTGCTCTACCTGCAGGGGGGTTCTGTGTCCCTGGCCCTGGACGCTTCCCCTTCCTGGGTTCCGGTCGGAGGGAGCGGCGACACGGTCAGTACCTGGCTCTGGGCGTGCTCGGGGTCGGGGGCGACTTTTACTTCCGGATCCGTGGCCAATCCGACTATCACTTTCACTTTGCCTGGCGTGTATGATGTGTCGTGTACGGTTGGCACAACCGCCAGCCGCTACACAACCGGCCACCGGGTGGTCGCTGTTTACAACGACGCCAACCCGCTTTTGACCATGCTCACACTCGACGAGTGTCGGGGCGACGTCGATTCAGGTGGCTGGTCCTTCCAGGTCACCATGTACGCCCAAGCTGCCCTACCGGCCATCGTCGATAGAGCCAAGGTGTTCCTGGGCACCCAGGACTATTATGGCGGGTCGCCAGCCAACCTGGGGCCGTATCCTGGTTACGAGAATCTGATCGCTGTGGGGTGGATTGACGGCCAAACCATCGAGTACAACCCGGAGCAGTCCACAGTTCAGTTTACGGTGGACGGGCCGGCTTACTGGCTCAATATGATCATGTCCTGGCCGGCGGGTATCATCGACGTGACCACGAACCCGACGAACTGGAATCAGTACAAAAACTTCAACGTGGACGCCTTTTACTGGCACGTCATTCGCTGGCGCTCGACGGCCAGCGAGATCATGGACTGCTACCCATCCGGCGACACCGTTCGTATGGTGGGCAGTACGGCGCCCTGGGGCACGGTCTGGGGGCAGATCACCCAGGTTGGCCAGAGCCGGCGCCTGATTCAGCCTTACTCCGACCGCTATGGCAAGGTTTATTTTATGCCGCCGACCAAGTTTGTGCTCTCGTTTTTACGAACAAGCATTCCGGTCGTGATGGAGGTGGCGAAGCTAGACTGGCGGGATACGGTTGAGATTCAGCGCCAGACGGTGCAGCAGGTTAGCTACCAGGACACGACTGCCATGACCTGGGACGGGACTACCCCCAACGGATATAGGGCGGGCGCCTGGGGTACGGCGGCCGGTCGCTTTGGCGCCATGCAGAATACCACCGAGCTGTATGTCAGCGCCAATACTTCTGGCAGTTACGGCGCCCTGTTTGGACAGCAGAGCGGTACAAATAAACTGGCGGGACTTTTGCTGGCGTCCGCCAACAACCCACTTCCAAGCGTGACCGTGCCCCTGGCCGCCAACAACCGTTTTATCGATATCGCTCCCAACCAGTTCTTTTCGCTTTCAATTGCGGCAGCCGACAACCCCCGGGGCTTCACGATGCAGTCTCAGTATATGGTCCCGAATCAGGTGAATTACACCTGGGATAGTAAGAGCGGCGTGCTTCTGGCGGATGTTACGGCTGAAGGCAATACCATTCCAATTGACGGTTATTGGCTGCCGTTTTACTCGGGCGACGATACGCCCCTGCCGCCCTCTACCCCCACGCCGCCAGTCAATTCCATCGGGCCTGGCAACACGCCGCCCTGGTTTCCTGGTGCTCCGTGCTCTCTGGGGCTGAAGACTACCCAGGCTGTCACGATACCGATCAATAAGACGATTCAGACTATCGGGGGCGGCGCAGTTTCCGTGTACTTGCCCTGGCACGGCAAGATCAGGCCTTCGAGCGCCGTCTACCCAACTATTATCAACCTTTACGAGAGCACCTACACCACCACATCGGCTTCTCCGGGCGTCGCTGACTGGGTGCCCACCGGGAATATGTACGGCGTGACCGTGCAGGGCTGCAACATCTCTGGCAGCCCGATCATCACAGCGGTGGCGGCCGGGTCTGCAGCTTACTACGACGGCACAGTCTCGGGCGTCCGCCCGTTTATTTTTACTTCCGGGAGCATGGTTGAGGTGTACGGGTTCCTGATCACAGCAATAAGTGGGGGAACATCTTATACTTATGCGCCCAGCGGCAGTCCGATTGTCGCATCTGGCTCTCCGCTGTATTACTACGCCGGCTCGAATCAGAACCAGTGGACGGGTAACTATAATAATTCCGGGAGCACCGGCGGCGTCAACATGGCGCCGTACTGCGGCCCGATTGGCGGATCCGTGGCGGAGTATTATATCGAGACCACCGGCGGCCCGAACGACCAGTATTATTTCGGGGATGGGCAGCACACCTATCACACCCAGAGCTGGGGGGTGTACGCCTCTGTCGACTGGCCCCTGCCGCATATCGGCAACGGGGTTTATGGCTCGTTTGGCCGACTGATCAATTATTCAGACGGAGCCGTGGTCTATGATTCGGGCTTCAGTCTAAGCCTTTACGGTGCGGCTTATTGGACGGCGTTCTTCGACCACGTCGACACGACCGACGGCTACAACCTGCGGGGGTACTTCAACTCCCAGAATTCCGCCTTCAGCGTGGCGTCTATCTACCCGCCGCTCAACTGGGGTTATGCCTGGGCGAGCGTCTCGTACGGCCAGAGCTGGAAAATTGGCATCGCCAGCAAGGTCCTCTCGGGAACCCTAAGCACCCGGGTACAATTGGCGCAGATGAGCATTCTGAACTGGTGCAGGTACACCGACTTATGAGCACGATGGATTCGCTGCGGGCTAAACTAAACCAGAGGCTGGCCAGGTTCCAGGTCGATTTGCATACCAAAGGGGTCATTGCTTACGTAGGCAAGCCGGACGGCACCTTGACCGACCCCTCGAACCCTGGCCACGTGTGGGTTTCGACCGCCGACATGCCGCCCGTCTCAGTGCTCAATAAGCGTATTGTGGTGAAGTACGGCATGCCGGTGGTAGTGGGTTTCGACCCGCACGAGCCGTCGACGCTGCAGATTCTGAGTGGGGGGACGATCCAGCAGGATATATACGCCGGTACCGGCGCTCCGACCCCTACGTTCAACATGAATGTGCCGCCACACGCCTCTACCCACACGCTTTATGGCGGAGATACGGTCTGGGTGGATAAGCGCATGATCACCCAGAGCCGGCTGACTGCCGCCACGTACTACAGCGGCTCCGGCGCTTCCGGCTCTGCGGCCGTGGCCGTGCTGCCCGACCTGATTTACTTCGCCGGGAATTGGATCAACATCCCCTACCAGGTATTCGACCTGACGTCCTACATTCCGGGTTCAGGCTCATCCTGCATGGTGGCGGCCTCGTACGCCATCAGCGGATCCGCCGCCACGGTGCAGTTCACGGCTGGCTCCGTGGCCGCCGGTTTCACGCCGGCCCTGTCCCAATACCCGGTTATCCCGACTGGGAATATCATGATCGGGGCTGTCAGGCTGTGGGGCGGCATGACGTTCACGCACGAAGATAAGGACTACACCGACTTTGTGGACGGGCGTACGTTCCTGGCCCAGGGCGGCAGCGGGAGCGGTGGTGGCGGGGGCGGCATGACCAACCCCATGACCACGCTGGGTGACCTGATCTGGGCTGGGGCCGGCGGTACGCCCACACGCCTGCCGCTGGGTGCGAGCGGCTACGCCCTACAGGTGTTCTCAGGCTCTCCGGCCTGGCGGCCCTTCAGTGGAGCAGTATCGGGCGGAGCGAATAACTACGTCACGGTCTATAGCGGGGCATCCTCAATCAATGGCAGGGCGCAGTTCCAGTTCGACCAGGGGTCTTATGGTCTGCGGATCGACCGCCAGGGTTCCCCTTCAGCGCCTTCCGAGCCACTCGAAGTGGTCACGACTGGCACCAGCGAATATGGCGGGACCAGTACCTGGGATACCACGCTGCGGCTGCAGGCGGTGAACGAGGGGCCGGTGTCCCTGGGCATGTGGGCGGCCAGCGCCTTCAGCTTCCTGTCTCAGCTTCCGGATAACGATGGTGTACGGCCTTATTCGGTGCTGGCGGGCAACTTCGCCACGGACGTCCAGACCACCAACGGGGCTTTCACCTGGTACGTCAACAACGGCGACTTCGCCATGAAGCTCCTGGGGAATCATAAATTTATCATCAATTACGACGTCAACGATTCGGGCGCCAACGAGCACGACGCCCCGGCCTTCCTGGACGTCAAGATCGATTCAGCCTGGACGGGCGCCCTGGCCTTCAAGGTTCGCAATACGTACAACGACCCGATCCTGGCGGCTTACGACGACTACACCATGGTCTTTGGCAACTACCAGCATTCCGATCTGGTCAATACCTATAATGCGGCTATTCTGTATCAAATGCCCTACCAGTACTTCTGGGGCTTCGCTCTCAACTCATCCACCAACAACTTCATTTTTGGAGTCACTTCAGCGGCCGGAGCCTACGCCAGGCTGGAGGGTCGATTTATTGCGACAGGGACGGGCGACGAGAATTACATGGGCGGGGTGTCCGGCCTGCATATGTACTACGATTCCGGCGGGTCGACCGGCTATATCGATTCTGCCACGGCCGGCTCGACGGGTAAGACTTACCATGCGATGCAGATCAAGGCCACTAATTTCGAGATTCAGTACGACGGCCGCTCATTCTTTGGCGTCTCGACCCAGTTTGACCAATGGATGAACCTACCAAACGCCCAGTATATAGCCGGCGCCAATGCTGCCAATAACGCCAGCGTACAGCTTGTGGGCGTCGATTCGAATAACTTTGCCCAGTTCTCCCCGGGCAGTACGAGTTTTTACCTGGGGGGCAAGAAGGTCGACCTGTCCGATACGACCAACGGGCACGTCCTGACTTATAACAGCGGGTCAAGTACCTGGACTGGTGCGGCGCCTGGGGCTGGTGGCGGCCTGGTTTTGGATCCGGCTACGCCTCAGCCCATCGGCACGGCGGCGGTCGGCTCGAGCGGCTCCGCCTCACATGGCAACCACGTACATGCCCATGGTGCCCAGGTCGGGGGCGCCCTGCACAACCTGGCTACTTCCGGCTCCCCTGGATTTTTACCAACCCTGTCCGGGAATCCATCCCAGTATCTCAGCGGCTCCGGTACGTTCACGGTCGTGCAGGCCATTGGCGCCACGTCTGGCAGTTCCCTGGCGGTCACTGGGGCGCTCACTTCATCGGGTGGTGGCATCGGCTACGTGGCCGGGGCAGGGGGGTCTATCGGCCAGGCCACCAGCCGGGCGACGGGCGTGACCCTGAATAAATACGCCGGGACGATCACCATGTTCAGCGGCTCGCAGGGCGCCAACGATGTGGTCTCTTTTGTCTTTACAAATTCTGTCATCGCTGCCACCGACTTTGTCGACGTGCAGCATAACAGCAGCTCGAATGGCGGGGCCTGGTCCTTCAGCGTGCTGCCAGCGGCCGGTTCCTGTACGATCTCTGTCCGCAATATCTCGGGCGCCACGATCACCGAGGCCACGCCACTCAGGTTCGCTGTCATCAAGGGCGCCACGACGTAGTATACTGTTATCAAACGTTTATTAGTCTTTTAGTTCACAAAAAGGAGAGTACCAAATGTCTGATGGATCCGATGCAGTAAAAGATGCAATTGAGAAAATGGAACAGGCGCCCCATGTTCACGAAGATATGGGGCCGGTGGCTCCGCCCACCATGGGGCCGCCCCCGGTGCTCGAATTCGAGGTGCGGGCCAGGATGCGCCTGGCGGCCCTGATCGCCGAGCGGGAATCGTACGGCAAGCAGTCTCAGGAGCGGGTCAACAAGCTCCAGAACGAGCTGAACCAGACCATCCTGGAATGCAATAACGGCATTGCAGGGTATTCTGCCGCCATCGCAGAGCTGCAGAACTTGCTCGGAATTCAACCCCAGGACTACGGCAACGCCCAGCCCGGGGCAGCCAACGGCTGATAAAGGAGTAAGTCAATGGATACGAATCCTCTATTCTTAGGCCAGTCTTTTGCGGAGGAGTTTGGGGCGCAGCCCCAGGTGGCCATGATCGCAGAGGCCGCTGCGGTGGTCAGCCAGTACGTCAACTACGCCCTGGGCGTGGATATCTCCAGCTACTGCGGGCCGCTGACGGATGGCGACTTCGCTGCCATGTACGCCAGCGGGGTGCGCTGGGTGCTGGCCCGGGCCTCGAGCGGCTGGCAGCAGGTGGCCGGAGACCCGTTCGACCCGGCGAACTACGTCGACCAGCAGTTTTCGAATTACTGCCAGTCGGCCTACAATAACGATCTGATGTTTTTTGGCTACCACTTTCCGAAATTCGACGTTCCCCAGGCGGGGAGCGCCAGCTCGGATATTGGCTACCTGGCCTTCAAGTACGCCCTGAAGAATAAGAAGGCCGGCGTCTCATTCCACGGCCTGGAGCTCGACTGCGAAGACCAGTCCAATACCAACACGAATACCCAGATTTACTTAAATACGCTGTACGGGTGGTTCCTGCACGACCCGGACGTCAACACGGTGCCGCTCGCATTCTACAGCTCCCCGGGCTGGTTTGGTTTGTACCCAGCCGTCCGGGACTGGGTTGGTCCCCAGGTGACCGCCAACCAGAAGTTGGTTCACCTGGCGCAGTGGATTCACCCGGCCACGCCGACCACCACCATCACCTGGCAGGACTTGCTCAACTACTATCCGGGCGATGCGTACAAACCGCAGCCGCCGGGCTGGGATGACTACCTGATGGTGCAGTGGGCTGAGAACTATATCGGGATGGCCGGTACCCATGGCCACCAGATCGGCCTGAACCTGTTTCACGGCGACTACCCAACCATGTGCCAGCGCTTCGCTTACAAGCCACACTCCACCCAGGTTCCCCCAGTTGTCGTTCCGCCCGATGTACCGCCGGCCGAGATCACGCTCGAGACGCTGAACAACCGCCTGGTAACAGCCGAGGCGAATATCGTACAGCTTCAGGCTGAAGCTAAGTCGTTCCTGGGCTGGACGTCTACGGCCCCGAAAGGAGACTAAAGCAATGACCATCATTATAAAATTACTGGTATACGCGGTCGTGTTTTCTTTGCTGTATGCCCTGATCAACCATCCTGCCGATACCAGCGCGCTTGGCCTGACTCAGGACGGTTCTGATCATTGTGCTTATCCTGGTAGCAATTCTGGTGCTATTAGGTTTGGCCGGAATACCCATCTAAGAGAAGGAGCTTGAAATGGTACCTACCGTAACACTGACTTATTCGGCTATCACCGCCTTACTGGCCGTGATCGTATCAGTCATATTTGAGTATGCTCCCGTCCTTCACGACAAGTACAACGCCCTGCCGGATAACAGCCAGCGCCTGGTGATGTTGGTGGCGCTGGTGGTGCTGGTCCTGGTCATCTTCGGCCTGGGCTGCATCGGCTGGGTGGCGGGCACTGTCTGTACACTGGCCGGGGCGCAGACCATGATATGGATGCTTCTGTCAGGAATTGTGGCCAACCAGGGCGTGTTCCCCATCCTACCCAAGGTCGCTGCGGCTCCCAAACCGGCCACGAAACCACTAGGGCGGACTCTAGACCCCACTCCACCTACTGCCCAATAAACCGCCGCCATGCCACCGCCGTCGCAACGTCCAAACCGGGCCGAGGGGAATGCCCGTAAACAGACCCCCGAGAAGCAGTACAGAGAACCGGAAGATATGGTTGATTCGGGAATTTACAAGGATATCAGTTCACTAAAAACTACAGTTTTTGGTCCTGAAGGGTGCCCGGATGTTGGACTGGTAGCAGTTGTCAAGCAGCATGGCAAAGACATCTCTGAACTCAGTTCGACCCAGCAGGTGATGTACAACTTCCTGTTTGGCGACCCGAAAGACCCCAAGACGCCCGGGATGGATGAAGTGATGCGGAATATGGCGTCTCAAATAACATCGATAAAAACTACGGTCGACGCCAAGGTGAAGTCTTACGAAAATATCGGGAAGACGATTCTGATCTTTTTTGTGGCGCCTCTGTTAGTGGCCGGCGTAGTTGCTCTGGTAGGAATCGCCTGGTCGCTTATAACCCACCAGGCGTTTTTTGTGGTGCCTAAATAAACCTTGACAAAAGTTGTGGAATGTAGTAAATTTACACTCAGACCGGTGGTGTAGTTCAGGGTTACTTCTCTTTCCTGATAAAAGAACAAAAGCCCCTGGGCGCCTGTTCCCTGGTCTGCGAAAATGTTGAGGTGGTGTAGTTTAGAGTTTCATCGCCTATGGAGCGGGTGGTCGTGGGTTCAAGTCCCACTCTCAGCGAAAGCTGAGATAGCTCAGTCGGCAGAGCGCCTAAAAGAACTCTGAGCGCTTGTTCCCCTCATCTTTCAAAGGCCAGCATTTTGCTGGCTTTTTATTTTGCTGATGGAGGCTGTTATGGCAAGACTGAATGTACGACCGGTTGCTACCCATGCAACCACTCACGAAGGGGGCCGGGCCATGCGTATCACCCCCGAGCAGGAGCTGCGGCGCTCCGTGATGGCCTGTTTGCTGTGGGAGTCCACCTTTTACGAGAACGGGGTGGCTATCGCTGACCGCATTGCTTCGCTGATTCCGCACGTGCCGGTCGAGACGGTCTGCGAGATCGCTTTCGATGCCCGCACTCGTTTCAAATTGCGCCACGTGCCGCTTCTGATCGCCAGGGAGATGGCTCGCATCCCGTCCCACAAGGACGCAGTTGAGTCGCTCTTACCCCGCATTATCCAGCGCCCGGACGAGTTGGCCGAGTTCCTGGCTATCTATTGGAAGGACGGCAAGTGCCCGATCTCCAAGAAAGTCAAGCTCGGGCTGGCGGCTTCGTTCGCCAGGTTCGACGAATACCAGTTCGCCAAGTACAACCGGGACGGCGCCGTCAAGCTGCGGGATGTCATGTTTATGACCCACCCACGGCCGATACTCGAATACCAGGTCGAGCTGTACAAAAAGCTGGCCGAGGACAAGCTGGCGGTGCCGGACACCTGGGAGGTGGCTCTGTCTGCCGGCGCCGACAAGAAAGAGACCTGGGAGCGCTTGATTCGGGAGCAGAAGTTGGGCGCCCTGGCCTTGCTCCGCAACCTGCGGAACATGGCCGAGGCCAAGGTCGACGAGCCGACCATCCTGCATGCCCTGGAGGATATGAAGGTCGAGCGGGTGCTCCCCTTCCGCTTCATCGCTGCCGCCAAGGCGGCCCCGCAGTGGGAGACGCATATTGAGGTTCCCATGTTCAAGTGCCTGGCCGGCCTCGAGAAGCTGCCCGGGCGTACAGTGCTTCTGGTCGACGTCTCTGGTAGTATGGACAGTTCTATCTCTGCCAAGTCCGATCTGATGCGGATGGATGCGGCCTGCGGCCTGGCCATCCTGGCTCGAGAGCTTTGCGAGGATATAGCGGTTTACAGCTTCTCAGACGCCATGAAACGGGTGCCCGACCGCCGGGGCTTTGCCCTGCGGGACGCCATCGTAAATAGCCAGGGTCACAGCGGCACCAACCTGGGCGGCGCAGTCGACATCTTGCTGGCCCGGGAAACGTACGACCGCATGATCGTTCTGACCGACGAGCAGGCTCACGACCGGGTGCGCCAGCCTTACGTCGCTGGCCGCAAGCACTACATGATCAACGTGTCAGTTGACCAGAACGGGGTGGGCTACGGCGCCTGGATCCACATTGACGGCTGGTCCGAAGCCTGTCTGGCGTACATCGAGGCCCTGGAGGGGCAGCCGCTGGAGGCGTCCGGTGAGTGAGAAATTTGTCACGATGAAGGTCTGGAAAAAGACCCACGACCTGGCTAAGGTTTCGGCCGCCAGGGAGAAAATGTCTCTGTCTGAGTACCTTGATATGCTGGTCACCCTGGAGGCCGTGGCGATTGGGG